GGAACAGCGACTGCGATGAACGCACTTAATTCTCTTGGTGCAGGAGCGAGAATGGTTGATGGGGTACTGATGGCTCCGAACGCAGCGATGACAGCACAGGCTAGAGGTTTCCAAGGTGGTGGTGAAGCGAAGCTGGTTGCGATTACGATGAACGTCAATACTTTGATGACGGAAGAAACGCCACAATTTATTGCATCTACCATTTCGGATGGCTTACAAAGTGGTGCAATAGATATAAAAATGCAGGAGACATAAATTGGGAACGAGTTATCCCGCTGCGCTGGATACGACCACAAATCTTCCTGTTGCCTCTGCGCTGTCGGGCGTAGAACTCGATGGCGACGGAAATGCCAATAAAGTACACAGCACGTTGCACGGCGTTGTCTCTGAGGCAATCGTCGCTGTTGAAACAAAGATTGGAACAGGGGCTAGTACCGCATCAGCCAATAAAGTCCTTAGAGCGACCGGGACAGGCACTTCGGCGTGGGCGCAAGCTAATCTGACCAGCGACGTTACTGGAACGCTTCCTCTGGCAAACGGTGGAACTAATGCGACCTCTGCTGGTGACGCTCGCACTTCGCTAGGTCTTGGAACTGCTGCTGTGGCTGCAACGGGTATCTCTAACACGAATGTTCCAGTGTTTACTTCTGGCGTTGCAGATAACGATTTCCTGCGGGTAGATGGTACGAGTATCGAAGGCAGAAGTGCCTCAGAAGTCTTATCCGACATAGGTGCAGGAGCAGCAGCGGGTTCAAGTTCCATAGTTACTACCGGAGCATTGGACTCAGGGTCTATAACTTCTGGATTCACTTCGATAGACGTTGGCGCAGGTGCTATCTCCACCACTGGCGCAGTATCTACGGGTGACATTCTACTGGCTGATGCGAAGCATTTAAAACTTGGCGGGGCGCGAATGGCAACTGCCGAACCCGCAGCAAACCAAACTGGGTACGGAGTAGTTATTGGTTTTGACAGCGCAGGAAGTGTAAGCCTTGGCGATGCCGTTTTTATCAATACGGCAGGAAAAGTTGCACAGGCAAATGCTGTTGTTGGAAGCGTTACGAATCCAGCTATCGGGATTGCTTTAAATGCTGGCGGGTCAGACGGTGACGATGTATATGTTTTAACTCACGGAGTGTGGCGAAATGACTCCGAAGATTTTAGTAGTGCTGTTGGCTCTCCTGTTTATCTAGGAGAAACCGCAGGGGCTATTACAAAAACCGCCCCTTCCACAGATGGTGATTATGTTCAGAGATTAGGAATTGCCATCTCAGAAGATTGCATGATGGTAATGCCAAGTATTGACGTAATCGAACACGCATAAATGGCTAATGAAATTGAAAAACTAAACACGATTGCGCTTGCAGATATTGAAACAATCAACGGTAAGACTGATAGCAATATTCAAGCGTTGAACGGGTTTGAGTTCGCTAGCGATGACCCTGCTATCTCAGCCATGATTCAAAGTGACTCAGGTGGAAGTTCTACTGGTGACGGAGCAGGTTCAGTAGATGCTACTAATTACAAGTGGATACGATTTGAATCCAGCGGATATCTGAACGTAACTGACCCCGGCAATGTAACGATACTTGTAGTCGCTGGTGGTGGAGGAGGTGGAATGGTATGGGCAGGAGGCGGTGGAGGTGGGGGATTACTTTATACAGCATCTATCGCCCTGACCACGGGCGTTCATACCGTGACGGTCGGTGCTGGTGGCGCAGTAGGAACTGATGGCGACCACGATGCTGAGAGGGGTTCCAATGGGGGCAACAGTGTATTTGACTCCACCGGAGTTTCTCTTACAGGCGGTGCAGTTGCTTTAGGGGGTGGAGGTGGAGGTCCGACATTTGGATACAACGGTGTTGGCGAGTCCTCTGGAGGTGATGGAGGGTCAGGTGGTGGCGCAGGACGATATGCAAGGTATATATCAGGTGCAACTGACTACCAAAGCCCACAGGCGACTGGAGACCAAGGTGATGACGGTGGCTTAACTGGGTTCGGGGAAGATGGAGGGTATACCACTGTTAACAATGGCTATATCCGTGGACATGGCGGTGGCGGGGCTGGTGCTGAAGGACATGAGCAGACAGGATTTTACAACTCATATACCACTACCCAGTACGGAGATGGCGGTGCAGGGAAGAATTACAGTATCACCGGAAGTGCCGTCGGATATGCAGGAGGAGGCGGTGGATGTACGAATCCCGGCGATGCTGCGGGCTATGTGACTGAATCAACTGTTATTGCTACAGGTTCTCACGGCGGTGGCAGTGGAGCGGGATATAAATGGTCGGGTTCATCAGGGCAAAATGCCGTAGCGGGTACAGCAAACACAGGCGGTGGTGGCGGTGCAGGTGCTTCTGCTGGATACGCTAGTGCCACTGATTTTGGAGCAGCGGGTGGCAGTGGAGTCGTAATCGTGAGGTATAAGTTCCAGTAATGGCACACTTTGCACAAATAGATGACAGCAACATCGTTACGCAGGTTATCGTTGTTTCGGACTCAGACGCACCAAACGAGGCAGCAGGTATAGCGTTCTGTAAGGAACTGCTAGGCTCGGACACGAACTGGGTTCAGACCAGCTACAACAATAATATTCGTCATCGTTTTGCCGGGAAGGGTATGGAATACGATGCTACAAATAATGTGTTTCGTGCAGTTCAGCCATACTCATCGTGGACTCTAAACAACTCAACATGGATATGGGAGCCACCTGTAAGCTACCCTGCTGACTATGGCTACAACGACGGGGCAAGTCCTACACAATATGTGAAGTATGACTGGGACGAAAGCGGACGGGCTTGGACTAATAGGACGGTAATAGATTTAACATGACAGCAGAGAGAAAAATCTGATGGCTGTTTATGATATTTCGCTGGATTATGACGTAGCGCGAAATTACGACGATGTTCCGGCAGGATTTGCACGTTACTTAGTGCAGGTTGACTGGAACAACGATGGTGACTATTCAGATGCCAACGAAGATATAACCGACGATGTTCTGGAAGTTGTCTCTACCATCGGCAGAAACTTCGCCTCGCAGCTTACTGGCAAGGCTTCAGCAGGGACGCTTGAAGTCACTGTCAAAAACGACACTGGAAAATACTCTCCGTTCAATACTTCCAGCGCGCTGACTGGCAACTTAGTTCCGAACCGGACGATACAGTTTGCAGCGACTATTCCGACTGCTACAACCATCTGGTCTGGATACATTGAAAGCATTATTCCGTCTGTTCAAAAGGGACCGTATACCACAGCGCAAATAAAAGCCTTTGGAATCTTCAAGAAATTTGCGACAACGAACGCAAGAGTACCGATGAAAACAAGCAGGGCGACAGGTGCTGCTGTCGGTGACGTTCTGGACGCTATTTCGTGGGGTGCAGGGCTACGGGATATTGATACCGGACAGACTACGATGACCCGATTCTTCGGCAGCGGTAAAGCATTGAATATCATGCAGGAAGTTGCAGCAACGGAGGGCGGGTTTATCAGGGAAACAAAAGACGGAAAGATTGCGTTTGAGGACAGATACCACAGGCTGTCATCTGCTAATTCCAAAACGTCACAGGCAACATTTGCAGATGACGGAACTGCTTTTAGTTATCTTGGTATCAAACAGGAAGATTCAATGAGTCTTCTATATAACGAATTTCAGTCACCAGTTTCTACTTTTACAACCGCCAGCGTTGCGACGGTCTGGACTCACCCGCTCGCCAACACGAATGGCGCAGCACCGGGCCTTGAGGCTGGTGAGGTTATCGAGATTATTGCAGAATACCCGACACCTTCCGCAGCGGTAAATGCAGTAGCAATAGACGCATGGACAACCCCCGCTGCCACAACTGACTATCTTGCAAATGGAGCAGCCGACGGTACAGGCACGAACTACACAAGCAGCTTGGCTTTTACACTTACTAAGGCTGCTACGACTATGGTGATGCAGATTACAAATAATGCTGCTGTTAAGGTTTTCCTGACCAAACTGCAAGCAAGGGGAACTGGAGTAACTATTTCCGACCCAGCAACGATGAAGGCTTCGGATGCGACAAGTCAGACTGTATACGGCATCAGGACATTCCCCCGTGGGAACGAAGCAAAATGGATTCCGACGCAGGAAGAAGCTAAGTCATGGGCGTTGCAAAATCTTTCATCACATAAACAGCCAACAGCAGTTCTGACATTGAGTTATTCTGCAAACCAATCTGGTGATGGGCTGACTGAGGCATTGACGCGTGACATTTCAGACCGTGTAACAATTAAGGCATCAGCGAACGCAAAGCTGGGGCTGAATAGAGATTTCTATGTTGAATCAATCAGGCACAGAGTAACCGCTGGTGGAGCGCATCAAACAACTTATTCACTGAGCGATACCGCTGGGTTCTCAGGCTTCTGGGTAGTAGGTTCTTCCGCACTCGGTTTAGACACAAGGCTGACGTATTAACATGGCATGGACAAATCCACGTAGTTATGTGACAGGTGACCTGATTGACGACGATGTACTCAATACGCATTTGAAAGATAATCTGAACGCTCTATCTACGCATGACCACGGCGGTGCAGCGGGAGATGGCGCAGCAGCATTAGCTGACTTAAACACAACTACATTTTCCGACCAAGACCCTGTCCCCGGCACTCCAGCATCAACGAAAATCGTGGTGTATTCAGAAGGTGGAGTTTGGAAATATAAAAATTCGTCGGGGACGGTCAATATTCTTTCACTGGAAGGACACACACACTGATGGCATGGACAACACCTAAAACATGGGCTGACGGTGACATACCTGATGCCGATGATTTAAACACACATATCAAAGACAACCTTAATGCCCTGTCTACTCACGACCACGGCGGTGCTGCTGGTGACGGTGCTGCTGCGCTCGGAGATTTGAACTCACTAACCTTTGTGAATCAGGGAAGCACACCGTCCGCTCCCGGCAGTACCAAGCTGGTTGCTTTTATCGAAAGCGAAACACTAAAAATTCGTGCAGGGGCATCAGGTGCAGCAACGGCAGTTGCGCTGTCAAGTCACACACATACGATTGCAGATTCGACAAGTCACGAAGATGAAGCCGAGCCGAACAATACAATCGGGAACGACACTTACGAACAGATGAATACGCACACAAGGACACCTGCGGATTCAACTGGGTCTGCGAAATATGTGACTCTCCAAATCGCCGTTCTCGGAATAGAACGCATCGGCGCAGGGACAGCAAATACGACCGTTCGGTTGCTCAAGGACGGGTCGGAAATTGCTACCGATGTTCACTCGATGGCATATGGCAATAAATACACTGTCGTTCTATCAAATAATTACGGAAGCCTTGCCTCGTCATCAACTGTGTTCAGCGTCGAAGCTAAGGCAGCAGACGTTGGGCTGAATTGTAGGGTGGATTACTCAGGGCATATCGTGCGGGAAATCAGGTGTCAGTAATATGTTTGAATACTCCGCAACCCTGATTCGTATTATTGACGGCGACACGTTTGTTGCAGACTTAGACCTCGGCTTCAAAATTCACAAGATAGAAACCGTCCGACTATCTGGCATAAACACGCCTGAGAGTCGCACACGGAACTTAGAGGAGAAGCGTCACGGGTTGGTAGCGAAGAAGGCTCTGGGCGGGCTGTTAACGGACGCTCGGAAATTATCAGTAAAGGTTTCGGAAATCGGGAAGTTCGGACGTGCGCTTGGACTTGTCTATGCAGACGGCTTGTCTGTCAATTTTGATTTAATCGACAAGGGATATGCGTATCCGTACAGCGGTGAGCGGAAATTGAATTATGACGAGATGATTGCACGGTATCCTGCTATGCAGGTTATTTACGAGAAAATAAAAAAAGATGAGATTTAATATTCCTAGAATAAAAAGGCTTGGCAGTCTTATTCTCTGGCTACCGAAGAAACTTCTGTGGCTGTGCCGATTGGTTATTCACGGCATCGTCGTGACTCCCGGTCACATCGCCGATTCTCCGGTCACCATGTACCACAAATCGAAGAAGTGGCGTGACTGGATACTGGTAAAGGTAGAGTATCTGGAGTCAGAGTCAGAGAAATGGCGCAAAGCATTTATGATGTTGAAGTCGCCATACACAATCCTTCTTAAGCTGGGATTTAGTCCACAGTGGGCGGTCGGGTTATTAGCCATCGGAACTACTACCGCCACAGGTGCAGTCGTAAACGAGGCGATGAAGCCACCGTCATTTGCTGCTGGCGACCCCGGCATGTACGACGCTCCACTTGACTCACCTGTATTTAGCAATGCTGAGTTCAATACACTGAACCTTTCTCTTGGAACCACACCTATCGGACTGGTCGAGATTTCAGATATTACTGTCGGAACTGCCTATACTGGCTCGGCTCTGCCATCTAACGAAACTAAAGCCGTTATCATCGGTGGTATTTCGACAGGTGTAGTAACTCCGACGTGGCTTCTTGTTGGGCATATGACGGTGGACAGGTGGCGTTGCGATGCGTTGACGTTATCGAATATAGAAGCACATAACCTTATCGTGAAGGGGAACGCCAGCGACGGTCAGTCGCTTTCTCCGGTAGCAGGGACTCCCCGTGACCGTGCAATCGGCGGTGGAAATCGTGCCTCTGATATGACTACTTCTGGTGGATATTATGACCAAGTGAAGGTAATTGCTCCATCCTCAAATGTGAACGGACAGATTGACCGACTGATATTGAGTAATTTCTGGACTAAGGGAGGACCATGCGTTCTTGACCGCATCAAGGCTGGAACATTGGAAATCCTTTTGAATGAGGTGGGAGTAGGGAACGGTTTTGCGACCAAGGAATTTACGATAGGCAGTAATGTGATTTGGGGTAATTACACGAATGAGGACAACGTGGAAACAACTATCTCGTCGCCAGCTGTGGCAGCAGGACCCTAGAGGAACAAATAATGATAGGAAAAATCAGACCGCAAATATTAGCAGCAATTGTCTGCGCCACAATCTTTAGTGTTTTTGCGCTGTGGATAGGAATGGAAATGGCAGCGACTGAAATTGTTACGGCAGTTGTTGGTGGCATCTTCGGCTTTCTGGGCGGTGTATCACTTAAGGTTCTGGAGAACGAATAATGTTCAACTTGCGAAACTTATTTAAGCCAGAACAATCAAGTGAGATAGAACTGGCAAAGAACCGTTTGCTGGAAACTCTGTTTTCCAATTTGGTAACTGAGAACGATGAGCGAGAGGTGCTTGATTTTACGGAACAGGTCTTTGCAGATAACAAAGTGACTGTAACGGAATGGGCGCAAATCGGCGGTCGGTTAAAGATTCTTCGTGGCGAGATTGGCAAAAAGAAGAAGGGTCGGCACAAGCACCAGAGGTAATCCATTGAAATCCGTCAATGTGTTGTAAAATGCTCTGGTGCTGATTTATGAACAGCACGTTCCTTTCGTGACCCCCTGTCCACCTCCTTCCGGGCAGGGGGTTTTCTTTAACCATGTGACATATAAGTCTTGACAATCTCTACAAGATAAATATAAACTTCAAATCTGACAAATTATAAAGGTCGATTGTCAGAGTCAAATTACGAAAGGAAGTAATTATGACAACTTTGTTTGAAGTAGATACCGAGGGACTTCGTGAAGTCATCGGCGGTACAGAGCCGTGGCGACATGCAATAGAACTTGTTGCCAATGTGTTCGACGAATATCGTGGATATAGCGAGGGCAGGGTAAAACCTACATTCTGCTCGGTCACACTTACAAAGGAAGGGCGTAATCCCGCAGTCCTCACAGTAACGGACAATGGAGCGGGATTTGATGAAGTGTCCGACGTTTGGACGTTCTTTCGCACAACAGCGAAACGCTCAACGGCAGACGTATCTGGACGCTTCAATGCTGGTGAGAAACAGTTGCTTGCGGTCGCTACCGAAGCAGAAATTCTCACGGGTCGCCACACCGTAACTTTCAAGGATGGCAAGCGAAAGCATGTCGCCCACAAGACAGCGAAACACGCTGGCACGAAAGTTACTGTGTTGCTTCGATGGAACTTTGCAGATTATGAGACTGCTTTATTGCAGTTGAAGTCTGTGCTTCCACCTCAAGGGTTAGAGTACGTTGTGAACGGAGAGCGAATTGAACTCCCAAAACTGCGTGCGACTACCAGAGTGTCGTTACCGACTGTCCTGTTAGCCAATGTTGACGGAACCAATGCGCTTAGAAATAGTTGGCGTAAAACAACCGTTGATGTTTTTGAAGCAGACGTTACGGAACCGACACTTTACGAACTTGGTGTTCCAGTGTGCAAGTTGGAGCATGAGTTTCCGTTTTCGCTGAACGTAAACCAGAAGATACCTGTTCCAATTAGTCGTGATGTAGTCAGCAAGACTTACATCGAGCGATTGATTGGCTCGGTTCTTCAATCGACAGCGATGGATGGAATAAGCCTGTTGACTACCGAACATGCAGATGCGACATTCCTCAAGGCTTCGTTTGAGTACATCACTGACACAGATGCACTTGAACAGGTCATAGGTGATGTTCTGCCAAATGCAGTTCAGTGGTCATCAAACACGGCTGCAAATACGTTAGCAACGATGGAAGGTATGGACGTTCTGTCGAGGGGGAAGTTTGGACGAAAAACCGTTGACAGACTTAAGCAGAACGAAATCGTGCCGAGTGCTATCGAAAGATTTGGCAGTCGGATAGACAAGATGCGAGACATGCAACCGGAAGACTTGGTAAGGAAAACCGAAGCCAAGTGTCCGAAATGCAAGCACTCGTTCATTGTCGAAACGGATGCTGGTTAACTCGCCTTGTTGCGCCTCGGCGAGATGGCAGGGGCGGTGGGAGCGGACAATCCCACCGCCCCACTAAAACGAAAGGAAAATGATGAGCAACTGTAATAACAAAGTGACGTTACTCAGCCCGACACGATTCGACTACAAGGAAACGGTCGCACGATGTGGCTCCGCAGCGTTCGACGGAACGGGCGTAATAGCCCCACAGGGGCGTTACTGCGCTGACCACGAAGCTGAAGCCGAGTCAGACGTTCGCTGCCCTGTCTGTGGTGTCGGTGGGTTCAAGGAATATCAGCTTTACGACCACTACCTCATGGATTGCGGGACTGAAGATGACTAATACAGATTTCGGATACACACATATAAAGACTGTCAGGGACGGTCAACCACTCCATAAGTTACGTCCCGCACAGGCGGTCGTGCAGTACGACCAGAAGGCTTTTATTTACGATTTATCAGGCTATGGGAAAGGAGTCTTGAAAGAATTTAAGAATTGGGTTGCATCGAACTTCGATAACGAAGCGACTGTCTACGCACCGTGGAATGAATAGAAGGGAGTGAAAATGGGAAGAATCCGCACCGGACCGATAGACTCACCACGAAATCGAATCATTTATGATTTGGCGAGAAAGGGGTTGAGTACGAACAAAATCAGTAAAGAACTTCTGCGTCGTGGTTTTGATATCTCGCAGCAGCGGGTGCATCAAATCCTGACAAGCAAGAAGGACTTTTCAAACGCAGCGAAAGAAACAACGAAAGCAGGAAGGAAGTAATTGTGACAAACAATTATTCAGAACAATATCCGACGATTGAAATTGACTGGAAGCCAGCCCTAGACAACAGGGGCGACCAGATAATGGCAAAGGACGGAACCCCTATCCTAGTCGCAGAGC